GCGGCTGACCGGAAGGTCCGTCAGGGTGAGACCACCGAGCTACGCGCAGCCAACACAGGGGGATGTGAATGAAGAGAACACTACTTATTGATGCAGACATTCTGGCTTACCAGACTGCCTCTGCAAACCAGAAGAAGTACGATTGGGGTGACGATGTCATCTCAGTCTCCGCCGATCTCGAGGGGGCCAAGGAAGCAGCCCGTGAAATCCTCGATGATCTTATGGCTGACCTCGAAGCAGATGATCTGGTTATCTGTCTGTCAGACGAACTCAACAACTTCCGCAAGGGTATCTACCCCGCCTACAAGAGCCACCGTAAAGGCACCGAGCGTCCCGTCCACCTGTACGATATGAAGGATTGGCTGGCTGCCGAGTACCCCACGCAGCTCTGGCAGAACCTCGAGGCTGACGATGTCATGGGCATCCTGTCAACTGAACCGCATGATGGCGAACGTGTCATCGTATCAGAAGACAAGGATATGCAGACCATCCCCGGCCTGTTGTTCAACCCCCGCAAGGACACAGAGGTCCGCACTATCACACTCGAACAGGCCAACAGGTTCCACCTGTGGCAGACGGTCTGTGGTGACGCGACCGATGGCTACCCCGGTTGCCCCGGAGCTGGCCCTCAGATGGCAGAAGCAGTCCTCGATGGTTTGATGTGGGTTGAGCAGCCCAAGCTCTTCAAGTCAGGGCCACGCAAAGGCACTGAGATAATGGAGTGGGTCAAGACGATTGACGAAGATACATCTGATTGGGAACGGATCGTTGCTTGCTACAACAAGTTCGGTTTGACCGAGAAAGATGCACTGGTTCAGGCCAATCTTGCCCGTATCCTACGGCATGGAGACCTCGACGGAAACCGCGTAATACCGTGGGTTCCAGAGGGTTTATAAAAAGGGGCCATTACCATGCACCCTTGGAGAGAGAAACCTATTTAGGTTGTCTTTAAGTTCTCCTTTGGCAACCTTAAAGGGAGCCGCTCTCTGGATAATCGCAGACCTCTGGGTCATTGGCGGCAGATTGAGCGGCTCCCTATTTTTTCAACTCGGAGCAAACCATGCAGCTACCTGACAGCGCAGTGGCGCTCATCGATGAACTAGATCGTATTGTCCCAGAGCGGGTCCCTGATGTGGGAGCTACTATGGAAGACATCCAACGATACGCTGGCAAGCGAGAGCTTGTCTTACTTCTTAAACACTGGCGCGATGCAGCCAAGAAGGACCCTGTGGTCCACCGGAGCAGACGCTAATGTGTATTGTTAAAACTCCAAAGGTAACCGCTGGAACTGAGAAAGCTCCAGAGCCTACCGTAATCCGAAATCCGTATCTTGATGGGCTAGACCCACAAGCCAAAGCTCTCCGTCAAGGCCGCTCCAGCCTACGGGTCGAGCGCACAGGGAGCGGGGCTATTAAACGCTCCGCCCCTGATGCTGCCATCTTACCCCCTATCTTCCCCACCGCCCCGGCAATTTTTGGCGGTCAGGGAACTTCGACTGTTCAAGTCGGGGGGTCAGGAGGTGGTTACATCGACCGGAGCATGGGTCGTACATACGAACGCTAAACAAGGACCAATCTATTGGCTAAATCAAACGAAGCGTTGGTCCCCGTAGCGAAGGCTCGGTACTCAACCCTGATGAACGGGCGGAACACGGTACTCGAACGCGCTCGTACCAACTCCGACATCACTATCCCCGGACTTATCCCGGCGGCAGGACAGGACAGCAACGCTTCCTTCTCGCAACCCTATCAGTCCCTCGGCGCACGTTGCGTCAACAATCTAGCAGCTTGGCTGTTGGTCACATTGTTCCCACCGGATCAAGCACTGGCCCGTCTAAGCATTCACGAAGACACCGCAGACGAACTTGGAGAGAACCTCTCGGTAGTCAAGGAAGCCTTGGCAAAGATTAGCAGCAAGATATTGCTCCTTATCGAGACCAGCGCATCCCGCCCGATCTTCATGGAAACCCTCCGTCACCTTATCGTGGGCGGCAACGCACTCCTGTACTTCCCTGTGGAAGCTGGGATGCCCCGTATGTACCGTCTGGACCAGTATGTTGTCATGCGGGACGAGAAGGGTGCTATCCTCGAAGGCGTCATCGAAGAGATGGTCTATCCATCCACGTTGTCTGAAGAGACACGGACTGCCTGTAAGGTAACCACGGAACCCGGCAAAGAGAACGACAAGCGCGTCACCCTCTATACGCACATCAAGCGTATGGAAGACGAGATGGTTCACTACCAAGAGATCAACGGCGTAATCGTCCCCGACAGTGAAGGCCGGTCTCCGGTCGATAGCTCTGGCTGGATGGCATTGCGTTGGCAAGCGGTCCCCGGCAGTGACTATGGTCGCGCTCATGTCTCCGAGTATATCGGTGACCTAGTAACACTTGAAGACCTCTCGAAGGCTATCGTCCAGTTCGCTGCGGTTGCCTCTCGTATCGTCAATGTTGTTGACCCTAACTCAATGATCGACATCGATGAGCTGGCGTCTGCCGAAAGCGGCGACTACATTCACGGATACGGCGACAAGATTGTCTCTCTTCAACTGAACAAGTCCCAAGACTTTAACATCGCAAACACTGTAGCCGAACGTATCGAGCTGCGGTTATCTCAAGCCTTCATGCTTCAATCTGGCACTGTGCGTAATGCAGAGCGTGTCACGGCTGAAGAGATACGCGAGATGGCCCGTGAGCTAGAGAATGTTCTCGGCGGTGTTTACACAGTACTATCGGCAGAGTGGCAGTTGCCTCTCGTTCGCCGCATTCTTTACATCCTTATCCGACAAGGCGAAGCTCCTGAGCTTCCCAAGACTGTCACCCCGACCATCGTCACTGGCTTTGAAGCCATGGGACGCAACCACTCAGCTCAGAAGCTGAAGATGTGGATGAATGATATGGTCACGATCTACGGTCCCGAAGTGGTCAAGACGATCACCGATCCGACCGAAGTGGGCCGACGGTTTGCTGAGAGCTACGGCATCGAGGCAGTCGAGTCCCTGATCAAGGGTCAAGATGTACAAGCGGAAGAACAGCAAGCAGCGATGGCTAATCAAGCCATGATGTCTGCCGTACCTCAAATCGCAAAGGGCGCAACAGATGCGGTCAATGCACCAAGCGCGGAAGAAGTCGCGCCACCAATGTAAGGAGCAAGTAAATGGCTAAGGCCCCAACCCCACTAGCAGTAGAAGTAGAAGCACCAGTTGCTTCGCCAGCACCGGCACCAACATTCGCAATCGAAAGCAACAACGCAATCGTAGTCGAAGACAACTCAGAAGTAACAGAAGCTGCAACAGCCGAAGTTACCTCGGTTGAAATCCCGTTGATGGACGGCTTCACTCAGGTGAACTACGTCTAATATGTCAGATAACGCCGAAGCGGTAGTAGCTCCAGTAGCTGCTACCCCTGAAGCTGCCTTAGAAGCGGCGGCTATTGAACGTGGACAAGCTGGCTTCAGTGACGTTACGCCGGAAACACCCTCATCCCCAGCGGTTCGCCCTGATCATATTCCTGAGCAATTCTGGAACAACGGCAACCCAGATTATGAAGGTCTGGCTAAGTCTTATACTGCTCTCCGAGCTAAGATGGATTCCGGTGAAGCCGCTAAGGCTCCCGAAACCCCAGCCGCCCCGAACGCTACAGTCGGAGCAGATGGTAAAATTGAAAAGGTTGAAGCTCCAGTTCCAACTGAAGCGGAAGCTGCGCCTCTTACCACAGCCATGGAAGCTGCGCGTACAGAGTGGGCAACGTCGGGTGAAGTTAGCGAAGAAGCTATCGCATCCCTCGAAGCTGCCGGTATTCCCCGCGACATCTTCAACCTATACATCGAAGGCGTCAAAGCCCAGCAATCACAGATACTCTCGAGCATACACTCGTTCGCCGGTGGTGAACAAACGTACACCGAGATGTCCCGCTGGGCCGCTGACAATCTTTCGGATGCCGAGCTGGATGCCTACAATGGTGCGCTCGACAATCCAGCATTACGCGAGAATGCCGTTCGCGGTCTTCACGCACGTTTCAGTTCAGTACGGCCTTCTGAAGGTCGCCTACTTACTCCAAACAGCGGCTCCGCTGGTACTGGCGACACTTATAGTGATCGGCAGGAACTAGTGAAGGACACGCAGGACCCACGTTATTCGTCGGACCCTGCCTTCCGCCGCAGTGTACAAGAGAAGCTCCAACGGTCACAGGCCGCTGGCTTCCAAGTCGTACAGCGTTCGATGTTCGAGAAGCAAGTCTACTCGAACCGATAATTCCCACATCGTCCTGACGAGGACAGTGGAAACCTAAACCCCCACGACCCTGATCCGGTCTGGGGGTTTTTTACATTTGCCAAGTCAAAGAGACAACTCTCCCGCCCGGACCCCTGAGGGGACAATCTGGATTCCGGCAGGGCCTTGGGGACACAGGCAGCAACCTCAAGTCTAACTTCAAATATATTAAGGATTACCTAGTGGCTAACTCAGTCCCCAACTTTCCCGGCCAAAACCTTGGCGCGGGTGATACCCGTGCGCTCATGCTCGACCTCTTCGGTGGCGAGATCATCGGTGCATTTGAAACTGCAACAATCTTCCGCGACAAGCACATCACCAAGACGCTCTCGAAGGGCAAGTCCTTCCGCTTCCCAGCAATCTGGCGCGCCGGTGGTGGTTACCACACAGCGGGTGAAGAACTAACTGGTCGTAAGATCAACCACACTGAAATCCTCGTCACGCCTGATGACAAGCTGATCTCAGACATCTTCGTCACCGACGTTGATGAAATGCTGAACCACTTCGACGTTCGCCAGCCTTACACAAAGGAAATGGGTGAGTTCTTGGCTCGTCACTATGACGCCAACATTCTCCGCACGATCCTGAAGTCGGCTCGTTCGGGCGCATTGTTCACCGGTGACACCGGCGGTTCGGCTGTTGTTAACGCTTCGTTGGCAACTGACGGCAACGCACTGCTCAACTCCATCTCGGCTGCAAAGCAAGCGATGGACGAGAAGGACGTTCCTGTTAACTCGCAACCAGTATACGCTGCATTCAAGGCAGCTCAGTGGTACTTGATGGCACAGACCGACAAGAACTTGAACCGCGACACCAACGGCAGCACGGCAAGCATCCGCTCCATGCAGTTGACAACCGTCGATGACATTCAGGTCTTGAAGTCGAACATCGCGAACGAAGTATTCGGCGTGGATAACACCGCTGCTCCTTACTCGACCGCTGGTGATGAGAAGTTCATCCCATCCTACTACAGGGCCAAGTTCGGTACGACTGTTGGTGCCGTATGGACGCCGATGGCTGCTTGCTCGGCCTTGGTCAAGGATGTGACTTTCCAGATCGAAGAGCAAGCTCGTAAGCAAGGCTCGTTGCTGATCGCTGGCATGATGACAGGGACGCGCACCTTGCGTTCCAAGTGTGCCGTCGAATTACGCACAGGCGCAGTACCAGTCTAAGCCAATCATGGAGGCCACTGAAATTAACTTTTCGGTGGCCTCTATTTTTTCATAAGGAACCTCGATACCACACAACCCAGCTCCGACGCACTCATGCGTTGAGGGCAAGAGCTGCGCCAAGTGTCGTGAGTTCAAGCCCTACACAGAATTTAACAAACAGTCTCACAGAAAAGACGGCCTCCGCCTCGACTGTAAGGACTGCCGCAAGGCCGAATACAAGTGCAACTACAGCTCCAAGATCAGAGCTGGTCAGCTCAAGGCTAAGTTCGGTATCACTCTAGCTGACTACGATCAGCTCCTCCTCGACCAAAACAACGGCTGCGCCATCTGCGGGAAATCACCCGAAGAGAACGGGAAGCGCCTAGCGGTCGATCACAATCACACCACGGGTAAAGTCCGAGGCCTCCTCTGCTCCATGTGCAACCAAGGGATTGGCTGTCTCGGTGACAACCCAGCAACCCTACGACTAGCCACGAGCTACTTAGAAGAAAGAGGCCACTATGGCGATGATTGAAGCACAGACGGAGCTTGATGCCGTCAACTCGATGCTTATGTCCATCGGTCAGTCCCCTGTTTCCACCCTAAACGTCACGGGTATCAAGGACGTATCGATAGCGCGGAAGCAGCTAACAACTTCCCTCCGTCGCTGTTTAAGCATGGGCTGGGATTTCAACACCGATCTCAACTACGAGGTCACCCCGACCGTTGATAACATCATCCCGGTCCCCGTCGGCGCACTTTCGTGTGACCCGATGCAGCCTACAGAAGACGTAACCATCCGTCGGCATCCTTCGGGTGTCATGGCGTTCTTCAATAAGACGGACAACACATTCACCTACACGGAGCCGCTATCACTCAAGATCATCTGGGGTTTCCCTTTCGAAGACCTGCCAGAGTGCGCTCGTAACTACATCGCAACGTGGGCTGGCCGCCGCTTCCAAAGCAAACAAGTCGGCTCCCAGATACTCGATAGGTTCGAACAAGAGGACGAGATGTCCGCTTGGATCATCCTTCAACGCGAAGAGCGGCGCACTTCGGACACCAACATGTTCCGTAAGAGTGCTGCCCTGTCCGCATTCGGTAACCGAAGGTATTAAATATGACACTTCGCCGTCGGGTCCTTCCGGCCCTATTTAACGGTGTGTCCCAACAGCCGCCCCTCCTCCGGTCACCTGACCAAACAGAGGCAGAGCTTAACACTTGGGCCACACTAGCCGAGGGTGTTAGCAAACGGCCCCCCTCGGAACACCTAGCGTTCATCGAAGAGGACTTGGGGTTCTCCCCACTAGTTCACTACGTAAACCGCGATACCACTGAGCGATACATCGTTATCGTCACACAGACCGGAATTAAGGTATATGACCACCTCACCGGAGTAGCTCAGGTTGTAAGCGCCCCCGGCGGATATAGCTACCTGACCGACGGAGAGTTCCGCGCTGTCACAGTCGCCGACTATACCTTCATCGTGAACATCAACAAGCACTGCGAACTAGCAGCTCTTGGCACAGATGCTTCCTATGACCCCGACTACTACCGGTGGCTCAACTCTCGACCCTCTTATGGGCTTGGAACTGGCGACCTAAGCGGTGGTCTGTGGGACGGTGTTGTTAAAGGCGGATTACTTCAGTACCAGCCGAACCAAGGCCCCGGATCGTTTCTCGGTGAGGTTGCCTCGCTTGAGAAGCTGCCTGAGGGCGCAACCGACGGCACGATGTATAAAGTCACCGGCTCTGTAGAGACCGGCTTCGTATCTTACTACGTAAGGCGCAAGGGAGCCGTCTGGGACGAGACTGTGGCTAATGGCCTCCATAATGCCATAGACGCGACAACGATGCCCCACGCCCTTGTACGGGAGCCTGACGGCACGTTTATCTTCGCTCCGTTCTCTTGGCAGAACCGGCGTGTTGGGGATGAGAATACAAACCCACCACCCACGTTCGTTGGACGCACGATCAAAGACGTATTCTTCTATCAGAACCGGCTCGGCTTCTTGGTGGATGAGAACGTGGTGTTCTCCTGCTCTGGCGACTTCGGTAACTTCTGGCGTAACACAATCCTCGACTATGTCGTATCAGATGTAGTGGACGTTGCTGTCACGACAACCAACGTGGCCCTTCTGAACTATGCGCTTGCCTTCGGTAACGGCATCATGGCCTTCGCGGACCAGACACAGTTCTCACTGTCTAACAGTGAAGAAGGTCTGACCCCCGAATCCGTCGCTATCAAACCCGTCACAAGCTACGAGATGAACACCAAGGTACGTCCAGTGACCATCGGTTCCGAGGTCTACTATTGTGGAGACCAAGCTGGCTCTTCAATCGTCTGGGAGTATACCCGTGGCGATGACCAAGATGGCCTAGCGTCAGCCGAGATCACAGCCCACGTTCCCCACTACCTACCCGCCGGCCTCACTAAGCTCATCGCAGCGCCCAACATCAAAGCACTATTCGCTCTGACAGGGACCAAAGATGTCTATGTCTACCAGTTCTACTGGAACGGCAACGAGAAGGTTCAAAGCGCGTGGCGTAAGTGGAGCTTCGACAGCAGAGTGATTGCTGGCGAGTACTTCGACGGCCACCTCTATGTCCTAACTGACGCGAACGAGGGTGTCTTTCTGGAGCGTATCAATCTAGAGGCCGGTGCTAAACCAGCCGAACAGAACCATCAGGTTTACCTTGATCGGCGCTGTGTCCTAACCGGAACCTATAACCCCACAACGGGGCGAACGTACTACACTCTGCCCTATGCGCCAGACCCAAGTACCTTCGGCTTAGTCCGCAGCAAGACACACCCAACCGCTCCCGGTTCCCTTGTGAACCCTGCAACGCACCAGTGGACCTCTGGGACCACCATGTCAGTCCTCGGCCAAGAGCCGGTAGCTGTCACTGTCGGTGAGAAGTACCTGATGCGCTTCGAGTTCTCTCGACAGTTCCCGCAGGATTACCAAGGTCGCCTACTGACAACCGGACGGCTTCAACTCCGCACGTTCACCCTGTATTATACCAACACTGGTTTCTTCCGAACGGAAGTCTCGCCATACGGTACAGCGGTGTCGCCAGACATTGAAGACATCGTCCCTGCCAAGCTGGCTGACTTCACCGGCAGGGTAGTAGGTTCTCAAGAACTAACCCTCAACACCCCTTCGTTCCAAACAGGTAGCTATAGCTTCCAAATCTACGGCGACGCTGCTCAATGCTCTGTCGCTGTGACGAACGATACCCATGTTGGTTCGACCTTTGTGTCGGCTGAATGGGAAGGGTACTTCACCTCGAGAGCACAATGACAATAACAATCCACGACCTCCACCATGTCGAGCCTGATGTGGCGGA